GCTCGATCCTCGGCGTGGGCTGGAAGCTCGGCCAGATTGCCGGCGAGATCCGGCTCGAGATCGCGGAGATTAAGGGCCTCCTGTCCGTCCACAACGAGCGCATCGTCCAGCTCGAGCGCCGGGTCGAGGTCCTGGAGGGCAGGTAATGGCCAGCTTTGCCCAGGGCTGCTGCTGCGGGGGCGACTCCAGCCTGACCTGCCCAGGGTCGTGCAGCTACGCCTCGAGCTACGCCGTCTCGCAGATCACGGGCGGGTACAGCTACCAGGCCGTCACCAGCCAGTACTCGGGCTGCGGCCAGACGTGCTCCTTCGTTGACCACCACCTGCAGATCAACTGGGTCCAGCTGAACGCCCCCACCACGATTACCCGGGTCACGGACCCGGCCACCGGGCGCTGCTGCTACCAGGGGTCCGGCACCCTGGTCGTCACGGGATCCCTGGAACTGACCCAGCTCCACACGGGCGGTCCGCCGCCCTGCCAGGACCCGACCACGGAGACCGACACCTACTACTTCGCTCACGACGTGCCCTTCACCATCACGGTGACGTGCACCGGGCCGCTCCCAGGCTGCAGCAGGACGCCCACCACGGCGAACGCCTGGCGGCACACCCTTCACATCTGCGACTTCCCGATCACCTGCCAGATGGAGGTCCTGGGCGGCGACTGCGACACCTGCCCGACCAGCACTGCGTTCAGCCTCAGGTGCTGCGGCGGGACGGTCTCCTACATCAGCGACCTGGGGGCCCTCCCCGCGGTGGACCAGGACTCGGCCTGCCTGGGCTACTGGCAGCCCGGCACCCTCTGCGACGGCACCGCGCCCTACCCGGCCATGGCCGCCAACGCCGGCACCTTCGGCCCCTTCGCGATCTTCCTGGACGAGGAGTGCACCGAGCAGGACCCCCAGGACCCCTGCACCATGGGCGTCCAGACGCAGTGCTGGCTGCCCCACATCGGAGTGTGCAACCTCCTGTCCAGCCCATGGCTGTGCGACCTGAACGCCCAGCTGCGATCGAACTGCGGCAGCACCGACTGGTCGGACGGTCCAGGTCCAGGCTGCATCTTCGACGTCATCCAGAGCGGCTGCGGCGGGCCGATGCCCTGGAGGTACGCATGAGCGCGCCCCAGGGGCCGGCCCAGGGCCTGGCCGACATCATGGCCCTCTTCGGCGGCGGCATGCGGGCGGCGCCCGGGGTCGAGCCCGGGGCGGCGCCTGGGGTCGAGCCCGGGGTGAAGCCCTGTGGATCCTGTGGCGAGGCAGCACGGCAGCGCAGGATCGCCCAGCGGGCCAAGCGCGAGGCCGACCAGGCCGCCAGGCTCACGCCCGGCCCGGGTGCCTGTAGTGCTTCCAGTAGGCCTTGAGGTAGGCCCGCTCGGCCTCGGCAGCCGTGGCCGCCAGCTCGGTGTCAGCAAGCCCTGCCTTGACCCACTTGCCGAAGTCGTTGATCCAGCAGGTGATGGGGCACTCACGCTTGATGCAGTACTCCATGCCCTGCATGCAGTCCCAGAAGTTCTGCTCGTCGCGGTCCAGGCCGAACCAGTTGACCTCCTCGAGGGCCAGGATGGCTGCCTGGATCACTGCAGGGTGGCAGCCCGTGGCGTTCGAGAGCTGGCGGGCGACGTCAAGGGCGCGGTCGGCGGTGATGATCATCTCGTCGTTCATTTCGTTGTTCATGCGGTCATCTTACCAAGTCTACGGATATAGCAAGGCGTACAAGGCCCTCCCTGGGAGGAAATCAGAAGATTTTTTCACCCCACCGGGATTTGCCCTGAGCGTACTTCTTTGCTACACTGTTGGAAACAAACCGGGGCTGTGCCCCAAGGATGCCCGCATGCGACAGTACGATCCGAACAAGCGCCCGTCATTCAGCTTCACCTACGGCGAGATCATGGGTGTGACCTCCCTGACCATCCACAAGGTCGACGAGGCGCGCCGCCTGGGGTGGCCCATCTGGGAGCACTGGCGGAAGAACTCCGACAACGAGGCCTACCTGAGCGGCATCTACCTGGTCCACGAGTGCACCTGCATCGCCGACAAGGAGCTGCAGCCCGTGATCTACAGCGACGAGATCAAGGCTAAGCTGCGGTCAGCCCGCATCGCCAGGGAGAACTTCCCGCTGCCCGGGGATCCCAAGTACGTCTACCAGGAGGTGGCCCGATGAAGCGGCACAAGATCCTCCACAGCTATCCGGAAAACATGGTGGCCTCGGAGGGGGACGCCAGGTGGCTCAGGGACCTCAAGACCAAGCTGCGCAGGGAGTACAGGAAGAGGGGCACAGTCCTGAGGAAGGCCAAGGCCGCCAGGAAGAAGGCCAAGGACGCCCTAAGGAAGGTCGAGGCCGCCAAGGCGGCGGCCGAGACCAGGCAGACCGCTGAATCGATGGGCCTGACCCTCGACCACATGACAGGCAAGGCCAAGATGACCGACCAGCAGTGGGCCTGGGTGAGATCCCAGGGCGGTGGACGGGTCCTGGCCGTCATGGCTTGAACCGATTTGACAGGAGCGTGCCTTGAGTGGTATGCTCCTGCTTCCAACTTTTGCCCTAGGGCCGAAACGCGGAGTTACTACGGGAAAGCCCAAATGAGCCGACGCCTTGTGCTAGGTGCTGGGGAACAACCGTAACGGAGGCAGGTTCCAACCTGTATGTCTCCAACTACTCCAACCTTCCTTTGACCGTCAGGTCAAATAGGTAGCAGACGTAAAAAGCCAGTCATGGCTCTGCTTGCCAGATGAAGGCACAAACTCATCCGTACACCAGGTTGACCACTTGGTGATCGATAAAAATTAACCTCCACGGTCAGGCCCGGTGGAGGATCCTTATGAAGCTGGCGAATGGGATGATGTTCACAGTAGATGGCCAGCTATCAAGCCTAAGGATAAATTCATGGAACCGAGCTATCCAGCTGTAGAGCGATCGAACCGACCACGTGTCGAAATAGACGTCAAATGTCGTAACAACGGCCCAAGTTTCGCTTATCTGCGATTCTGCTGGAGATCCCTGTGACCACACCCCCGTGATGGTCGTTCTCATTCAGTTTTTATTTGAGAAAAATCGCGGGACAGGCCTGGTTTGGAGGAATACCCGAGTGAGGAATAACCTTGAGGTTGAACCATGGGAATTGATGGCCTTCAAGGTCCTCACGAGTATGACCCAGAGGAAGAACCTGATGAGATGATCTTCTTCAGGTCCCAGGCCAAGAGAGCAATGGGAAGGTACGCCCACGATTTGACACCTTCCTTGTACATGGTTATACTCCTGGTCTAACCGGGGTAGAACCCCAAGGAACTGACATGCCAGCCAAGCCCCTCGATCAGAAGTCATTCCGCACGCTCTATTGCCAGGGCTGCCGCGATCCTGAGACGGTTCGCCGGTGGAACGAGTACTGCAGGGTCAAAAACCGCGCCAACCGCCAGGCTCGAACCCAGAACGGGTTTGATGAGTCCAAGCTCAAGCGTCCGAAGGAGACCTACTCGGCAGGCTGGCTGTACAAGCTCGGCTGCAGGGAGGAGTGGGTCATGAAGGCCGTCGCGACGAACGCCCGCAAGTACCAGAAGAAGCGTCAGCGTCAGGTGATCAAGGAGCTGAAGGCCCTGGGTCTGCCCTCGGTGAAGACCTGGAAGGGCAGCGTCCCTGAGCAGCAGCCGGTCCTCGGCTGGCACACGATCAACCTCCAGGCCAAGGAGACCCGCTGATGCCCGACTACACGATCCACGACCCCAAGCGGGTCCGGTTCAAGCGCGTGTGCATGGGTGTGGCGCAGCTCAGGCACAGGCAGATGGCCAGGTGGTTCATGGAGCAGTCCACCCATCCCGATCCCGTCGAGTCCGAGTCCGTGGCTGAGGTCAGTGCCATCAGCGCCACATTCAGGATGTGCGAGGAGATCAACGAGAAAGAGGGGAAGCGCGCCTGGACCGTTGAGCCCAAGGTCCACCCCCTCGATGGAGGACGCCTTGAGATGAGCAACCTGTCCATTGAGAGGTACAAAGGCTGATGGGCAACGTCGATCGCCCTCGATTCAATCCGGCCCGTCCTGACCTGAAGCCCTTGATGGACCTCAGCAGGACGGGCCGAATGCGTTCCTCAGGCTCTCACCTTGGCTGGGACTGGTGGAACTTGAGGCGTGCCTACCTCAAGCAGCATCCGATCTGCCAGGATTGCGGTGTTCACATCGCTGAAGAGGTCCATCACGTCATCCCAAGGGCAAAAAGGCCCGATCTCACGCTAGATTCGTCGAACTTGCGTGCTTTGTGCACGAAGTGCCATGCTTCTGTGCACGCAAAAAATGCCTAAAAGGGAGGGGGGTAAGTTTTATAAACCCCCCTCCTGTCGTGCCGCCCCGCTAACCGTTTAGCCTCACTTGACTGAAAAATTCTCGATCGTGCGGGCATCTTGCGCGATCTACCCCCGATCTTCGGATCCAGCCCCATGCCCAAGCTCAAGACCAGCGACATTCCTCAGGCCAAGATCGTCTGGCCCACCTTCAGCGACCTCGAGGTCCAGGCCGCCCAGGAGCGCTTCGACTCCTACTGGAAGTCGGTGCTGGACGGCACCATCATGGTCAACAAGTGGGTGTACGCCGCCTGCAAGCGCCACGAGCGGGACCTCCGCCGGGGCGACATCTACATGGACTGGCAGGAAGTGACCCGGTTCTACTGGCACTGCGACAGGCTCAAGCTCATCGATGAGTGGCAGGGCCAGGCCCTGACCCTCCCTCCCTGGCAGTGCTTCTTCTTCGGCAGTCTGCTCGGCTGGAAGTGGACGGCCGGCAACCACCGGCGGTTCAAGCTCGCTCTGCTCCAGGTGGCCCGCGGCGCGGGCAAGACCACGGGCGCCGCGGTCTGGGCCCTGTACGAGCTGCTGGCCAAGGTCGGCGCCATGGGTTACGCCCTGGCCAACACCGAGGAGCAGGCCACGATCTGCCTCGAGAACGTCAAGAAGATCCTCTGCCAGATGGACAAGTCCTGCCACGACCTCGACGGCAGGCTGGACCACGTGAAGACCTCCGACATCCTGGTCCAGCGCCAGTGCTCCTTCAGGACCCTGCCGGCCAAGGAGCGGTCCCTCGACGGCCTCAACCCCAGCTTCTGGATCGCAGACGAAGCCGCGGAGTTTGCCGGCCGCTTCCTGACCAAGCTCCTGACCACCGGCGCCAAGCGCAAGGAGTCGACCGGCCTGATCATCACCACCCCGACCAGCAACCCCGAATCGCAGTACGGCGAATTGGTCAAGGTCCTCCAGGGACTCCTGCTCGAGGAGGGCGAGGACGACACCTTTTTCGGCATGCTCTACGGGCTGGACGACAAGGACGACATGGGCGACACCCAGACCTGGATCAAGGCCAACCCGGGCCTGCCCCACGGCCAGCCCACGATGGACTCGCTGAAGCGCCAGTGGAACACCATGCGAGGGTCACCGCTCAGCCGGGCAGAGTTCGCCAGGTACCACGCCAGCCGGGTCGACGAGAACACCGGCGGCTGGCTCGAGATGCAGTACTTCACCGCGGTGCCCGGATTCGACGAATCCAGCCTCGTGGGCCAGTCCTGCTGGGGGGCCCTGGACCTGTCCAAGTCCGGCGACATGACGGTGCTCCTCCTGGCCTTCCCCCTGGGCGACGGCAGGGTCTACCTCAAGGGCCGGTACATGTGGCCCAGCCACGAGCTGGCCCAGCGCGAGCTGGACTACCGCCTGCCCGTCCGGGCCTGGGCGGCCGAGAAGAAGGTCGAGCTGCATCCAGGCCGGGAGATCGACTATGAGAAGGTGGCCATGGCCTGCACCGAGGCCTGCGCCAAGTACTCCGTCCAGAAGATCGTCTACGACGCCTGGGGGTCCCACCTCCTCAGCCAGGACCTGCTCAAGCAGGGGGTGCCGATCGAGTCCTACCGGCAGAACATCTCGTTTTTCGGGCCGGGCATGCAGCTGTTCCAAAACCTGTGGCGGGCCAACAAGATCGTCTGCAGCCCTGACGACCCGGTCATCCGCCGGGCCTTCGCCACGTGCCATGCCAAGGCGGATCAGTCTGGTAATCTCCGGCCGGTCAAGCCGGAGGGCCAGCGGTACGCCCTGATCGATCCGTGCGTCTGCGCGATCATGGCCGTCCATGCCTGGGGTGGAAATCTCGGCTCCAGCTACCAGGAAGAGTCCGATTCGATCCTCAAGAAGAAAATCTGATAGGATACACGTTCATGCTCGACTCGATCCGCAAGTGGTGGTCGTACGGCTGGGGCTCTTCCTACGGAGGCTCCGGCCATACCCTGTTCGCGGACGGTCGGCCCGTGCCCATGCTCACGCAGCCTGCGGCCCTGGGCTACCCGGCCGTCCTGCGGGCCGTCACCC